CCGGTTAGTTTGACTAACACTTTAAGATAGAAGGAGCGTTCAATTCGACGCATGAGCCGTTTTGAGGCATTGTCTCTTAATCGGTTTCTACGATTTATTGTTCGACTTCACAGTTCTTAGGATGATCTTAGACCAACCTCTAAACAATTTGACTTGGTAAGGTAACTTCGCTTGGCGAGTTATCTTTACCTTCGGATCTAATTTATGAATAGCGATATCTTGTATCGCTTTCATTTTAGTCACGATTAGGTAGCAACTTAAACATTCGTCGAATGTTCGAATTGCATCCAAATCAAAACCGAATAGAGTCCTTTGAAGTTGAGAAATAATGTAAGGTGCTTCATCTTTTGTAAGATGGAACGCGTTTGATTTCATCCCAGCTAAAACAATAGCTTGGACGTCCTCAAGAGATTTTCTAGTATAATCTAGAATTTCATTACATGATGACTTAAACATCTCAGGATGGGCCGAAGCCCAGTCAATAACATAGTAAGGAGTGTTGTAGAGAATTGACTCAAATCGAGTTTCCTCATCTACATCCAGAACTGCAATACCATAATCATTATCCCAATCATCACCAGATATCTGGAATCCGGCCTTCAGGTTGTCAAGGATAGGTTGAAGAACTTGCTGCTTAAAGAGAGACACGTTGACATTTAAATCAACGGGAATCTTAGCTCTCAAGCTTAATACTTGTGAGTTAATGTCAATTTTAGCAATATTTGCTAAATAGACAACTTTAAGAGCATGACTTAACTTTCTAAAAGAAGGTTTAATCGCTCTAAAACCGTATCCTAACACCTTAGCTTGGGTGAAGAAATTTAATTTCTGACCCTTAGCGAATGCCACTCAGTTACTAACGTTTCCAGGGACTAAACTTAGAGATAGTTCTTGTAATGATATTGGACTTACGTCTGTACCATCAATGAACGTTCTCTTAGCAAATTCTAAACCTTTACCCGAGGGTGAAAGTATAGATTTGTTTAAGTTTATTGCAACTCCTATTTTGGTCATTAACCAAATATAAGATTTTGCAACTGGTTTATCTGCTATAACTAAATCATCACCTAATAAGGCGTATTTAGTATAGAGAGTTCCAGGTTTAACGAAACCTATTCGCCAGGCGGACACTTGTACAAGGAAATGGTGAGTAAGGGCTAGCATTGCCCAGCTACTAAGCGCTCCCATTGGCTGTCCTACTCTGTATTTTACAGAACCCATGAATCCAAATTCTTTTTTGAATTTGTATCCAATTTGTGGGTCGACAAAATATCGATAGGATCTCTTCACAAGAATGTTGGCCCAGTGAGTTCCGAAATTCGGAACGGCACTAAACCATTCATTTAATAAATGTTCTTGGATCGCTAAAGGGAGTCGGTCGGTAGCTGCAGACAAATCAAGAGAATAAAAACTCTTAGCTTTGAGTTTAAGCAATCGATGGATTGGTCTTAACTGATTAAAAGTTCCATCCATAGGTATATATCTAAGTAACTTAAATATTAACTTATGTATTGGATACAATAACCATTGTGTTAAGCCATCTACGATGGCAAAAACTCTAAGTTTTCCTGCCGCTTCTTCTTTGAAAGACAGTTTACCGGTACTAGATTGAATCCCAGATGCAGGTTTACCATCATTGGTAAACTTAGCATTTGCTAATTCCATCATATCACTGTTCGTTACGAACGGTGTCAAAACATTTCTTAGTTTTGGATGATAGGCATTAGCTAGGGCTTTAAAATCAGTCCAGTAAGAACTTTTAACGATTCCCATCATTGATCGGAACAACACCAAAGGGTGTGTGCTCCACAATGCGTCCTCGTCATGTCTTACGTTATTAGGAGAAGATTTAAGGATACTAAAAAGTTTTCCAAACTTTAATAAAGAATCTAAAGGATTATATAACATAGTCCATTTAGTCTTTAAGAAAGCTTTTAAAAACATAAAATAGTATGCCTTAGGGATAAATTGTTTCGGATCTAATACTCCACTTTTAGTGATAGTAGAAAGATCTAAAGTATATTGATTCACCTTAATTACTCTATAAGAATAGAATAAAGTCAGGTAAAATTTTAATAAAATATACTTTCCCGGCATAGAATTAATAATAATTTTTCTATGTGGGCTTGGAATAATTCTAGGCAGTAAAGAACCTTTAGTTCTAGAGATTCTAGCTCCTAGTTTTCTCATGTCTTTTACCTTATACGCACTTGCCGCTTGTTGTAAGCTAACTTGTGCTGCTTTAAGAAATAGTATTAAACCTCTATCACCTTGTGATGATTGTATCGCTTTCAACTGTTTATGTATACTTAATAAATGTATATAGAAACTTTTAGAGACTTTACCTCCAGCAATTAATTTTAACTTTGCTAATAAATTAGCAAAAATGTTATTATTATTTGCTGCCTTACCTTTTACAGCAAGGATGTCACTCAAGTCTGAATAGTTAAAACTCCATTTTGAAAAAATAAATGATTTCATTGTTTTTTTAAATGGTTACCGCGTATAACTCCTCGTGAGATATACCGTTTATCTAGGCTAAAATTTTCATTTGGGCCCAGCTGTTTATTTACCAAAGCATATGTAGGGTCTGTCCCTAACGGGATTTCCGTTATGCAGAGTATCACATACTTTGTTTACACTTATTCCTTACTAGGATGAGTCATATCTAAGTAAATAGACTGTATTCTTACTGCTTACTTCCTAAACTTTTCAATTTAGGCGCAATGATAGTCTCACGACTAATCTATCCAAGTAAGTATTATGATATAAATAAACTTGTTTTAATTATTCTCCTTAAGACTTCGGTTTCTCCTGGTTCCTTTTGGGTTCCAGAGAGGCCGCAGACACGTTGTGAAACGGAGAGGAGTTCTCTGAAGTTGATAGGATCTATCCTTCATTGACTTACCAAAGGTAAGACGTTTATGACTGGTTGTCATAACCGATCTTCCAACTAATAAGTCCCCTGAAGACGATTTCTATTCTTCCATTGAGAGCCCATTAATCATCTTAATAAGGTTTAAAGATAGTGGTCGGGAAAATTCCGCAACTCTATTTCAATAGGGACCTTAGATTAATTTGAAACAGTACGAATACTGTTGGACTTCAATTCACAGACGCTATGAGCATAGCCATTTATGGCTACGGGAAAACACTTTGTTTTCCTCCACTGACGATAGTCAG